ATGTTTTTACAGTAGCACTAGACAAATCTATTATTGGACTCAAATAAGACTTAGTAGACGACAATGACATTTTATATGTCAAAGATTCGGTCAAATTATTTAAAGTTTCATTTATTCTAGATCCAATAAATTTTTGATTAGTAAAGTAATGTGGTTCATTTAAGAATGTCTTTTCATAGTCAGATGTTGAGTATGATGTATAGTTAGTTGTTGTAGAATCAACAGGAACAACATCTGTTGTTTTAACTGATGTATCTAACTTAGTTCCAGTAAATGTTAAGTAATGAATTTGTGGGTATAATGTCTCATACTTTCTATTATAGGAAGCATAAACAACATCTCCACCACCAATAGCATTACCAGCAGCTTGTGAACTAGATGTTATGTTATATGTGTCAACACCAGAATTTGTTATTTCAAATAATTCACTGTTCAAAATTGACTGTGTGATTCCACCAGTTTCTAATGCGTTCTTATAGAATACAAATGATTTACCACTATCTTCAAATCCATGATCTCTATGAGTTACCTTAATGATAGAATTATTGTTCTTGAATAACTTAGAGGTTGAGTTAGTATTAGCACTAGCATTTGTCTCAAATGGATTGCTATCTAATAACTCATATCCTGTATCACCATTCTTAAGTAATAATTCTGCTGGTCTAGTAATATCAAACTCTGCACGATATAAAGTAAATTTAAGATCCTCAAAGATATCTTCTGTCCAACTCTCAGTATTTTGTGATCGGTATACCGAACCTAATGATGGTTGAGTTGTAATGACCGTACTTGTTGATATATCGGTCTCTCCTAATTTAGATGACCATAACTTATAATCTATAGAATCAGTTTCTATTACAAGAGCATATTCAGTATCATTCTGTAAGTATACTGGATAATCAAACATAAAGTTCGTAGGAGTTGTTGATTGTGTAACACCCTCTGTATCAACCGCTACACCCATTCTAACTGCTGGTGTATCTATTTCTATAAAGGTTTGTATTTCACATCCTCCAGCACCATTTCCGACGCCTTTCACAACAACTGATGGTGCTTCTGTATATCCAAAACCAGGTAGTGAGATTTCTGTATTATAAATCTTACCTCCAGAGACCTCTATACTTGCTGTAGCAGTAGATCCACCAGGTAATTGTGGACTTTCTATTGTTAGAATCGCACTATCATAATTAAGACCAGGATTTGTAATTCTAATATCAGATAACTTACCACTATCTTTTGCAATTGTTAAAACCAAATCTGTGTTGTCTGTTGCATTAGCAAGAGTTACAGATGGAATTGTTAATCCTTCGTTAGGTGAAAAAGATCTACCATTATGATTGCTAAGAACTATGGTATAACATTGTTCATTAGTAAGACTATATCTACCAGCTGCAGAGGCAACTAATTCTACATTGTTCTTGTCAAACACTTGAAGTATAGGACCTGATGCAGCAGAGGAGTTACCAGTTACACTTTCTCCTTTAAATATTGACATATTACCACTGGCAAAACATTTAAGAAAAGTATTTGGTGATAATGTTTTCTCACTGCCAGGTACAATACTCTTGCCTGGTTTTTCAGCATCTACATTTGTAATGTAAGTTTTGATTGGTATATTTGTACTCTTCTTGCTGAAGAATAAATCTAATCCTGTTACAAACACACCACCCTCAAAATTCTCAACCTTGAATGTTTGTGCAAGAGGATTAGGTCTTACAGGATTATCAGTGTTGCTCTCTATCAACTGTACACCTTCATTTGATTTGAAGATCGCTGGTTTAGTAGAAATAATACTATCAGGATTCTGTGGAAGAATACCTGTAGCATAATATTTAACTTCGGTATAAGAATCTACTCCTTCTTTTGCCTCATTAGTAGCACTAGATGTAAATCTAAATGTGAGTGTTCCTGTTGTTAATGTTATCTGCTCAGAATCTGTATCATAAGGTAGATTATCAACATTTCCATCCCATACAGCATTTTCAGCTGGTGGATATCCAGATGGTAAAACTATTAAACCACTAGCATTACCATATTCATCAGTTGTGATAGCACCATTGAATGCTGATAATGAGTTTCCTGCAATACCTGTAAATCTAAGATCAGGATTAACCCAACGACTAATATTTCTACCTTCTAAGAATACATAGATTCTTGTATTAGGTTTCATTCTACCAACATTAAATTTAATAGGTACACTTCTAGCAAATAATGATAGTGATGTTGATACTAAATTACCGTTTACAGTTTTAGTTTGTACACCTTTTCCTACTTCATTATTTTGTGGACTTATATTAGATGTACTACCAACAGATGCAGTTTGTACAGATGTATTAGCAATCTGTGAGTTTACACCACCAAGAGAATTAATACTTGTGAATGACGAAGATGCACCTACCCAGTTTACAATAAATGAGTTATGAATACTAGAGAAACTTTCTTTTACATCTTCTTTTGCTAAGAAAATATTGAATAAATCTGTGTTTGTATCTACAACAACTGGTTCAATAGAATTATCATACCATTGATCTACAGATGGAGATACATGAGCATCACCAACATATTGTAAAACAACAAATGGATTAGGATTTAATGTAGAAGATGCAAAATCATTTCCTAATAAAGATAATGACTGATATGGCAATGTTATCATATGTCCAGATTTTTTATATCCAGAAACTGCTCTTTGATCATTTCTAACATTGACCTCTACAAGATGAATTGAATCCTCTTTTGATTGTGGACGCAATACAGATTGTTGTGGATCTACAGCACACTTATAGTCAAGAGATCTTAGATTACCAACTTTATGTGCTTCAAAATTATCTACAAAGAAACCAGACTTAAATCTGTCTAGACCAATCTCATCCTTAACTTGCATGTTAAGTGCTTGTTGTTCTAGTATGCTAAGTGTTGTGTAGTATTCTAATCTTTCAATACGTTTCTCTAATTTACCAATGTCACGCATTGTGTAACGACGATTGTCTACAGGTGTGACTCTTACATCTTTACTTGTCTTGGTAAATGCAGGAATATAAGCATAGAATAATGCAACAGCATCTTCTATTGGATCTGGTTTAGTTGGGTTAAGAGATGAATTACCTTCCTTAACTAGGAACTGACCTTTCTTGTCTAAGAAGATACCATCAATACGATCTAGATATTGTTTTTGACTGAATGAGAATGTGTATTCTAAGTTTGTATCAGGAGCAGGAGTGCTAGAAACCACAGCACCA